CCAACGCCAGTGCCGGCAAGAACAATATTCAAAGATTTTTTTGCAAGCCCACCTTTAGTGATTCTATTCAGATAGTCAAGATCAAATGGAATTCGTCTTTCAACTTTATGATAGAAGTCATATCGTGTTTCTGCGTCATCAATAAAATCGTGACCAATATGATTATCAAAAGAAACCGAAAGTGCATCTGCTAGAATTTTTGGAATTGAACCCTTATCAAGTTTTTCTGTATTGTTCTTATTCTTATCATCCAGAATTTGAATGCTCTGCATGATGCCGTTGTAGATAGCTTTTTCTTGGCAGAAATCTTCTGTAGCATCAATCAGCCATTTAGTATCTGATACTTCAGGATCAATTGTGATTTGTTTGACTAGTGCAATAGTTTTCTTGTGTTGATCGTCAGTTAGATTAACTCTCTTATCAATCTCAATAATCAACGCTTCTTGTGTTGGCATTGTGTTATACTTATTCACATAAGTTTCAATTTCAGAAAACAATAGTTTTTCTGAAGACTCTTGAAAATACTCGCCTTTAATGAATGGTAAAGTCTTTCGTGTATACTCTTCATCCAATATCAGGTGTTTCAGTATTTTTTGTTCCAAGTTCATTCTTATACCTTTTCTCTGCTGCCTCTAATGAATGTCTTAGAAGATCATTTAAAATCTCACCAAGATGTGATTCAAAGTTTTCTGTGCCTTGAAGTTCTTTGTGTTCTTCGCTTATTATATCATAGTTGAAGCCAATTGAATAGGTTCCGTCAGAATTTTCTTCATCGGCGAAAGTAATTTCACCAAAATGAAATACTGCGTCTTTAAAATCTCCAGCGGTAATTCTAATTGTTGCGACAACATCCTTATCTTTGTATCTGATATCGTCTTTGGTGACTTCATAAGTTTCTTCAATCTTCATTGGCCATCTCCAACTCTTCTTCGTCATCAGCAACACCTTCAACAGCATCTTGACCGTACATGAATTCTTTTTTACATGCTTCGTCAATCAAGTTTAGAATTTCTTTAGTGAAATACTTTTCTGGTTCAGCATTGATGTTCTTACCAAAGACTTTAACACCATTTGATAACACGTATTGAGTAGAGACTTTCTTGATGATACCATACTTTTCTGCAATGTCAAGCAATCCGTAATAGCGATCTAAGCCCTTACTGTATGTGATTTTAATTTCAACAAATTTGTTTTCTTTTGTCAAACGACTCTTGTGCAATTTTGCTTTAACAATGTTACCGATAACTTCAGTACCATCTTTGTCTTTCTTCTTAGATAGATATACGATTGTAGATGCTGTGTACTTCAAGCCAGAACCGCCAGACATTTCTTTCATTGGAATGTATGCACCAACAACATCATAAACATGATTGGTTACAAGCAAAGGCACACCAATCTTAGCAAGTTTCAAATTCAATACACGAAACGTTGCTTTGAGTATTTGACTCTTAGTCATGTCTTTTGTTTCTTTACCTTCAGAAGTATCTTCCATTTCTTTTGTAGAAGACAACTGACCAAGAGAATCAAGAACCATCATCATTGGTTTACGTGCTGATTCTTTTTGTGCAGAATACTTTTCAATAATTTGCAATGCAGTATGGCGAAACTTTTGAATTGTGTCTGGCTCAGATATGACAACACGTTTAGTGTCTACACCACGGCTGTCCATCATAGACTTTGTAACTGCGGCTTCAGTATCAAAGTAGATAACACCGCTTTCAGGATTTGCATCAAGAAACTGTTTGATAATACCAAGCACAAAGAAAGTCTTACCAGTTGAAGACTCGCCAGCAAACGCTGTCACTTTGTTGTTTGGCACACCACCATAAATGCTACCACTAAGTAACGCATTGAGTGCATAAGAGCCTGTATCAATGCTACCACTAAACTCAGCCGATGCACCACCATCGGAAAGAATCTTTGTGTCCTCATCTTTTAATTGCTCAACCAAATCTGTAAAAAAATTACTCATAAATTATCTCCATAAAAAAACATAGCATAACACAGTATAACACAAAATCATCCTCTAGTCAATGTCAGCACTTTATCAATTTGTTCTTGAATCTTTGCGGTACGATTGGGCCAGTAGATGTATTCTTTTTCGGGGTTCTTCATCAAGTTGACTAGCAATGGCATAATCAACTGTTCTAAAGTTTTAAGGTTTACTTTTACTTCAGTTTCCATCTTGTCACGATCTGCTTCTAGTCCAAGTTTACCATCATTGTATAGTTCAAGAATTTGATCTAACTTGTCTTCAACTCTATGTAGAGATTCTGAAGATTGTGTTATTGTCTCACGCACAATGATAGTTTCTTCTAGTGTACTTGGGTCAACTGTTCTATTGACTTCAGATTCATCAATTGCACTAAAGCCAAAATCATCTTGTTGTCTGAATGCAAGATACTCTGCGGGTATTGTTCTTGTTGTCATGCGAAAAAACTTTCTAATGAAGAAACACGTTCAGTTCTCCAACCAATTGTGTTTACGATTGTTTTTAATGGATCAAGATATGCTTTGTCAAACTGCTTATCATAGTCAATGTACTTTTCCAAATTGAATTCTTTTGGAAGTACAGTCAATATAGAGAACACATTTTCTTGAACGGGATTTGGAACTTTCATGTAACAGAATTTAGTCTTATCGCCGTTCTGAATAAGTTGATACTTCTTAGTCAGTTTATATTTTTTCAGAAACGCATTAAACATTATCGCACCACGCACATGCATAGGTGTGCCCTTTGAATATAGTTCCGAACTACTCATGTATTTAGATAGTTCGCTAACACCACGTGGGAATGCAATGTCTTCAAATGGAAGAGTTTTGAATTCTTGTTTGAATGCATCTACGAAAGATTGAAATTCTGTTTCATTACCATTCATCACAATCTTCAAAGACTCTTTAATTTTATCACGACACGACATTGGTGTAGAAGACTTGACAGCCTCAATACCCATCATCTTTAACTTTGGTTCTGCGAAACGAACACCTTCAGAATCATATACGTTTAAAATGTAGCGCTTCTTTGCAGTCCAGATAGCTTTGTTGGCAATTACTTCACGCTTCATTTGCATCTTCTGGTCAAATGAATTCATGTAATCTGCTAGTTCTTGGTATGACTTGTCAATGAATGGTTCAAATTTTTCGGTACATGCTTTGTCAATGAAATTGACAATTGTTTCAATTTTCGTTTCACTCTTCGCTCCGTAGACCATATGTACCAGCGGACCAAGATTGACATATACAGAGTCCGTATCCGATGCGATGACATAATCAATATCCTTAGTTTTCAAAAGTTTGTTTAGATAACTATTCAACTTCTTTTCAATCCAGCGAATAGCAAGTTGACCAGACAGGGTGATTGCTTCTGCTTGTCTAGTGTCAAAGAACCTAAAATATTGATTTCCAAGTGCCCCGTAAGCGGAGTTCAATTGTACTTTCTTCGCAAGTTGCAAGTTCTTGTACTTTGAAATCTGATTTGTTATTTCACGTTTACTTTCGCTGTTCGTTTCTTTTTCGTAAGCCTTCTGTGCTTCAATCATTTTCTTTTTGTACAATGAACGATCATCATACATGCGTTGCATCATAGCTGGTAAGAAGCCTTGCTTGTCACGCTTGAAGTAATGACCATTGGCTGCCATGCAATATTCACCTTGTGCTTGATATTCGCTGTTCAGCAAATTATCAATAGAGATACTTGTGTGGCGACCTTCAACAATTGTTTCTGGTGAAATATTGTATTGCATAATCAAATGTGGGTAGAGAGAATTCAAGTCAAATGAGACAACCCATTCATGCATACCAATGATTGGATCTTTCACATAAGCACCAGCAAATTGTGAATCTTTGGCTGTATGAGCATTCTGAGGCACAACAATATTCTTTTCAATCAAATCGTTATGAATCAAAGTATCCCACATACGCACCTGTGTGAACACATCGTTGTAATTAACTTTAGCATCATACGCAAGCGCCAGCGCCATGTCAATCAATTGCATCTTTGCATCAATACGATCCACAAGTTCAACGTCATGGATGTTGTATTCAATAAACTTTTGAAAGTTTGTTTTGTACAATTGATGAAGACTTTCAACTTCCGAGTAGTCTAGTTTCTTTTCACCGAGTTCAAGATATGCAATGTGATTGAGGCTAAAACTTTCTTGCTGTGAGTAAGTAAACTTCCTGTACAACTCAAGATAGTCAAGTGTTGCGATACCCACAAACTCAAACATAGTTTGCGGCTTATTGAGAATTGTTGTTGTTCGTTCATAGATTCTATGGAATGGAGATAGACGCTGTGCAGTATTATCGCCCATGAGTTTTGTGATACGATTGTTCAGATATGGAATATCAAAGAATTGAATATTCCAACCAGTCACAATGTCTGGAGATGTTTCTTCCCACATTTCAAGGAAACGCATAATGAGATTATTTTCATCACGACACTTCGTATATGTTACGTCATCACGATTGGTTTCATAGTCACCACAACCAAACACATAGAAGTGTCCAGCTATCTTAAACGTGATTGCTGTAATTGGCTCACTTGCAGACTCGGGTTCAGGAAAGCCATTTTCAGAACCAACCTCAATGTCAATGTTCGCAATCTTAATTTGTTGCGGATCATAATCTATTTTTCCTGGATATGCTTCGTTGATGTACACATAAGGAAAGTTTGTTGAGCCATAAACTTTGAAGTTGTCAACGTCTTCATATCGTTTCATAAACTCGGTAGCATCGCGCATTGTTCCCTGTAACACAGGCGCAAGTGATTGACCATCCAAGGTTTGATACGCAGCATCTTTTGTGCCTGCCGGCAGATACAATGTTGGATTGTATTCAACCTTATCAGTAAACCTCTTGCCGTTGTTGTAACCACGAACAAGAATATTATTGCCAAGTTTAGAGAAGTGTGTGTAAAATTTCATTAAATAATGATAGATTGCTTTTTAGGCATAACTATACCTGAACTGTATATCTCATTATACTTGTTTTCAATCTCAGGCGCAACCGAAACATCATATATTATATTGGCACGATTGATATCTACCCTTTTCTGTTCTGAAAAGATAAGCATAGGTTGCATTTGAAGACTTGCTTTACCATTCGGCGCCATTGCGATTGCAAGTACACATGGATTTTCGATTGAAATTAAATCGGCACTACGTTCTGTAATTTTACCAACAATCTCTTCACCTGTGCTCAATTTTAAAATTCTAAGTTCATTTTGCATAATATATCTCCATAATTAAAAATGGGTGCCATTGCGGCACCCATGCTGTTATTTAAAACACTTTACGTGACATTCGCTCAGTCCAACGATTCAGTTAAGAATTGTTTAGTAGATTTTTTAGTTTTAGATTCAACATCATTAACTTCAATCTTCTTAGGTTTCTTATGTTCTGGAATGATTCGTTCTAAAGCAATCTTCAACATACCATTAATCAAAGCTGCATCTTGAATTTCAATTTGGTCATCAAGTGCAAATATACGAGTGAATGCACGATTAGCAATTCCTCTGAACAAGAAATTGTCTCCATCGTCTTTAGTATTACCAGCAACAATAAGTTTATTGTCTTCTAACGTGATATCAATTTCTTCTTTACTGAAACCAGCAACAGCAATTTCAATCACGTAAGTATTATCACCAGTCTTGCGAATGTTGTATGGTGGGTAGTTTGGAATGTTTTTAGTCACATCATTATGAATTTTTGCTAGCCGATTGTATTGCTCATCAAAGCCGACAAAGAATTTATCAAAGTCTTTCAGACCTGGACCGCCAAAGATAGCGGGAATTGGTGTGTGTCCCATTTTGTATCTCCTCTTACTTTGATGTTGAAAATGCTTTCTTAGCATCAAAAGAGTATGCAGACATGCCAAGAGTTGTAAAAAACGTATTGACTTCTACTGCGACAGCTTTTGCGTAAGATGTTTGCGCTTCAATGAAAGTATTGAGGGGTTTTGCAAGTTCTTCATTCTTTACGAAATTTTTGACGAATTGCGTTTTCGTGCCTTGAAAAGTATCGATAGCACTATTGATGTTATGTAACATAGTTTGCTCCTATTAAGCGAGTTAAAAATAAAATTTGATACCCCGAAGGCGTATCATTAAAGTCCTGCTTACTGAATACAGGGGTGCCATATCGTTGCACCAGCATTAGACGCTCCTAAGGTAGAAGAGCCATTAACGTTCCCATCCCTGAGATACGTTTATTTATAAGACTTATTAGGCTTGACCAATCATTCTGCGTGAAACAAAATAAGTTGTGTTGCCTTGCGTGTTCATGTCTTTACGAACCTTGTAGCCGCTTTGGCGCAACTCGCTAATACGAGCCCGAAGGTTTTTGATGCCGAACAAAGATTTAGCTTGTGGTGCAGAGATTCCACGACCAGTACCACGCAAGTACGATACCAAGAGTTCTGTCTGTGTTTTGCTTGAATTTACAAATGCCATTTTAAATACCTCATTAATTAATGATAAAAAAGGATGCTAAAAATTATTTCTTAGCATCTGGTTTAGCTTCAGCTTTTTTAGCTTCAGCTTTTTCAGCCTTCTCTTTTGGAGTAATCACTTTGGGACGTGGTTTATCTTTAGAGGCTGCTGTAGATGCGGGTGCAGGCGCAGATGCTGCTGTCACAGACTTGTCGGCAGGTTTCTTTTCTGCTGGTTTATCTGCCGCAACGGCAACTAGGGAGAGAGTAGTGAGTGCTACTGCTGTCAATGCTGTAATGGATTTCATAGAATCTCCTAATTTGTTTTGAGATGTTATTATCTCATAGTGTGTGTCATTTGTCAAGTGCTTAACGTTCACCAGTTGACTGGTAATTGTCGTCTCTTTTTTTAGTTCCGATATTATATTTAGCCGTCAATAACCATTCATTCTTTTCTTTATAAGATATAATTTTGATTTGAGACAATGGCGCAATTGGTTCTAATGAATTTTTAGAAACAATTTCAATCAGTCCCCATTCGGCCAATAAATTGCTAATTGTGTTTCTTCTTGCTAAATCATTTTCTTCAAAGTCTGTTGGTTTGCCATCTAATGCAAATAATTCTTTGAAATGTACAATATAATATTTACCTTTTTTGTGTAGAATATGACATGATTGGTATAGAGTTTTATCTTTTCTGGATGCCACGCCTATTCTTGTCAATGTTTCTTTCACTTTAAGAAAATTGTCTTCTTCTTTTAATCTTACTTCAAGTAAGTCCTCAATATTCACCGCCATTCTTCTTCTCCTTAGACTTCAAGCCACCTTTTTCTAATTTTTGTCGCATGATTTTAAGCTGGTCAGAGGTTATGAGATTTTGCACTTGTTTAGCTTTAGCATAACTATAGCCAAAATATTCTGAAATCACATTAATGTCCTCAACTATTTCATTTTTAAACCACTTACTGAAGCGTTTTCGTGGTCTAACGGTATTTAGTAAATACAAAAATTGAGGTTTGTTGTCAAGAAGATGACGGCAGTTCATTTCGTTTGCATAGAATACAGTGTCTGAGAAGTAAGATAGTCCTCTATTAACGATGAACGCCTTGTAATCTTTTTCAGCCAGTTCATCATTGTCGGTGTCAACCATCAAATTTTCTTTTGATTGATTGATAGCATTTAGATAATCAAATGGTGTCATGTTAGTACTTTGATGTGGTATACTTCATCATTTCAGCAATGACATAATCTTCTACTTTGAACATTGAAATTACTGCATCTTGTTCAATAGGCACTAATACCATTTCATCAATCCATCCATTTGACCGTGTGATGTTTCTAATTTTACATTTGAAATTATTTTCAATGCGAAACAACCAACCACTCCATCTGTAATGATATTTTGGTGCAGGAATAGTAACAAAATAAAATTCATCAACACTTCTACATTTTGTCAACTGACTTTTCTTGAATGCAATTGCACCTTCAGTAATAAATGGTGTGCCGACTTTGACTTCAACAGTCTTGCCATCCGCCAATAAATCTTTTTCAGAATCAAAGTTATCTAATGAAAATTCAACTTTTCGGTTTTTAGCAAGATAGTTGCCTACATATTTCTCACCAATCTTACCAAGAATTTCAATCTTCTGTTCTCTTGTCAATACTGTTTTCATCATTTAAACTCACAATCAATCATCACTTCAGTTAAGAAAGAGACAAAGTTAATTTCTTGGTCAACGACAAATGCAGACTTGTATTGATATTCAGCAAGCAATAGAACCATACGCCCAACAGAATTAGGATTCAAGCATTCATTGCTGCTATCAAAGATTCGTCTGAATAGTACTGATGGTTCATTGTCTAGATTCTCTGCAACCCACTTACGCATACCCGTGAAATCATTTGCTTTCAATCTTTCAAATAATGCCTTGAAATTGTCACTTGAAATATTTGCAAGAATTCCAGTATCAATCTTACCTGTAGCAGAGTAACGTTGCAGTTCATTAATAACACGCCTCCAATCAGGAAAGTGTTTCATAATAAGTTCAGCAACAACTCGTTCTTCAAACTCTACATTTTCTTTTTGCAGAATACCAGTCACACGTTTCATAAAACGACCAGCAAGTTTTGGTCTGTCTGATGTGTTTATCTTGAATTGTACAACGGAGCATCGGCTGTGGAGTGGTGCGATGATACGATTAAGAAAGTTGCAAGTAAGGATAAAACCACAATTAGCAGAAAACTCTTCCATGAAGTTTCTGAGTGCGGGTTGAGTAGATTGCGGATTGAGATAATCAGCTTCGTCAAGTATAACATATTTGCGACCACCAGAGAATGATACAGTTGATGCGAAGTTTTTAATTTCATTGCGTAGGGTATCAATGTTGCCATTCATAGACCCATTAATAACAATATAATTACATCCAAGTTCTTCAAGCATAGCCTTGGCGATAGTCGTTTTACCAACACCAGGACCACCAGTAAGAATTAGATTGGGCACATTCTTTTGGTCAACGAATTGTTG